GGGCTGGGGCAGGTGCTTTTTCGCCAATTTGATCTGGAGATGGGGCTGGGGCAGGTGCTTCTTCGCCAATTTGATCTGGAGATGGGGCTGGGGCAGGTGCTTCTTCGTCTATTTGATCTGGAGATGGGGCTGGGGCAGGTGCTTCTTCGTCTATTTGATCTGGAGCTGGGGCTGGGACAGGTGCGTCTTCTTCCACAGTATTTGTAGGTGGTTCTTCGTTCGTTGGAGTTGGTACAGGCACTTCTTCACTTATTACAGCTTGTTCAGGTTCTTGTTCTTTATTATTTGTTAATCTATTAAGACTATTAACAGATTCATTTATTGCGTTATCAGGATTAAATGGTGTTGTAATATTACTTGTTTTAAAACTATTTAATAAAGAATTTTTTTCTAATAATAATTTTTCTTCTCTTTCTTTTAATAATTGTTCTCTTTCATCTAATAATTGTGTTCGTTTATCATTATTTGATGCTTCTGTGTCTTCGTCACCTTCTACTTCATCACCTTCTCCTTCGTCACCTTCTCCTTCGTCTCCTCCTTCTTCTTCTTCTTCTTCGTCTTCACTATCTGTTAAATCTTCTAATTCTGGTACTTCATCATCATCACTATCTTCTTCACAAAGATCAAATTGAAGAATATTAATATTTTCATCAGCTAAAGAAAATATAATCCGCGTATTTTTTCCTTTAATTTCAACATTCTCAGTATCTATTTTATTTAATTTTCCTAAAATTTTTTCATCAGCCGTTTTTTTAAATGATAACTGTTTAATACGAGGTAATATATATGCTTTAATTCCTTTCCCATTTCCAATAAGTTTAACAAACCCGCCATGAGCTTTTATTGTTCCAAGACTATTTTTACGGCCTTCAACCCACATATATTCATCATTAATTTTTTTTTTAATAGTAATCATAGATTCGCTTATATCATTCATTTCAATATCAATCATTAATAAAGAACCGATAACAGACGGATCTTTTGACTCAAAAAAATTTAACTTTGTATCACACATTAATAATAGTAAAGATAATTTATTTAAAAAAAAAATTATAAATATAATTAATGAAAAAATACTATAGTGATAAATTGGAAGTTGGGATTGATGAGGTAGCTCGGGGATGTTTAGCCGGACCAGTTTTTAGTGCAGCTGTAATTTGGCCTAAAGATTTAAAGTGTGAAATTGAAATTCAAATTAAAGATTCTAAAAAAATATCTAAAAAAAAAAGAAAAATATTACGAGATTATATTGAATGTAATGCTATTGATTTTTCTGTAGCGCAAATAGATAATACTTTAATTGATAAATATAATATTTTAAATGCTACACATATGGCAATGCATGATGCTCTAAATAAATTAAATGTAGTTCCTGAATTAATATTGGTAGATGGAAATTCATTTAAACCCTATTATTATAATGATGACATAATTGATCATGTATGTGTGATTGAAGGTGACAATAATTATATATCTATAGCATGCGCCAGTATATTAGCTAAAGTATATCATGACGAATATATTGAATCTTTGTTAGAAAAAGATACTGAATTGAAAAAATATGGATGGGAAACTAATATGTGTTATGGCACTAAAATACATTTAGACGCCATAAAAGAAAATGGCATAAGTAAATATCATAGAAAAACATTTGGAATTTGTGCTAATTATGTGTAAATATTAATTAATTTAATATCAATTTAATATTATATGGGAAAAAGTATTAAACTAAAATTAATTGTATTAGGAGATCAATATTCGGGAAAATCTTCAATTCTTAATAGATATAAAAATAATGTATTTATGGATTATAGTGTATCGACAATTGGTGTTGATTTTGTTACTAAAAAAATAGTTAAAAATGATAATGAATATATTTTAAATATATGGGATACAAGTGGTCAAGAAAAATTTAATAGTATTATTACATCCTATTATCGAAATATATTAGTCGCGTTGGTAGTGTTTGATTTATCAAACACTAAAAGTTTTTTAAATGTTAAAAAATGGCTTGATAATATTAATTGTTATTGCAATAGTGATATTATAGTTAAACTTATTGGAAATAAAAGTGATAAAAAGTTGGAAGTATGTCGAGAAGAAATAACCGATTTATGTTTTAATTATAAAATTAAATATATAGAAGTATCAGCTAAAGAAAATATAAATATAACCGATATTTTTAGTTCAGTTATAGATGAAGTACATGAAAAATTAAGTACAAGCGTGTTAATTCCAAATAAAGATTATGGTATTTCTATAACAAATACAATTAAATTTGATTATAAAAAAATTAGTAAGTCTGAACCTAAATGTTGTATTATTTTATAGTATATTCATTATATTTATTAAAAGTGATTCTATATGTATTATATTTTTAAAATTATTATTATTATAATTGCTAAATAGTTTTATAATATTTATCTTTGTGACATTATCATAATTATTGGCTATTAATAAATTAAATATATGTGTATAAATAATATTTAAATTATAGTTTTTAGCCATTAAATCATATATTAATTCTCTAATTTTTAAAATATTAGATGTTTTTTTAGTTTGAATTAATTTAACTAATTTAGTAGATTTAGTAATATATGGATCATTATAACTATTTATAGTATTAATTTCTACTTTCATAAATATTTCGGTTAATTTAGAGGTTTCATTTAATATTTTTGTTATTTTAGATTTATTTATATCAGGATAAATTGTTTTAATATATTTAAATAATTCCTGTTTACTTGGTGTTGGCACTCTTATTAATAAAAAAAATCCTTTAATAAAATTATTAATTTTAGATAATTTGGAAGTTATAAATATAAAACGAATACTATTATATTTTTTTTCAATTATATTTTTTAGAATTTTAAAAGATTCGAAATCAATAAATTCAATATTTTTTATAATAATTAATTTGCAGTTATTATTCACTGCATTATTTTCACATAAATATTTAATAAGTAAATCAAAATTCTTTTTATTATAGTAATTATTTAAAATTATTTTAAAGTAATAATTACTGGATTTAAATTTTATTTCTCGGCTATTTAGTTTAATAATATTATTCTTCTCTATAATTTGTGTTTTATAATATGTATTTAATAACGAATTAACTAATGTCATTTTACCAACATTACTCTTTCCATAAAATAAAATATTACTAATATCTTTTTTACACAATTTATTAAGTTTATGTATTAAATCTAAATGAATTTGATAATCTTTAAGATATAGTGGTTTGTATTTTTCATATATCATTATATAAGCTCAATTTATATTTTTAAATAATAAAATATATTATATACGTATATGGATTTAGTTAATTTATGCCTTAAAATACCTAATTTAGGAATATTACTATACTATTTAATTTTTATAGTAATATTACCATACATACTAATATATTCTAATAAAATACATTTACTCAAGATGTACATGCCTTTAATGGTCGCATTTGCACATTTGTTAAAACGAATTGGAGACCCTGCATTATTTGAAAATTTGTATCAATTAAATCCAACTGAATTTGTACCATTTTTATCGTCAAATTTTATCAATGTGTTTGCTTTATTTGGTATATTATGGCAATGTATAGAATTTTCAAGAAAATACAATTTAACAAACAGCGTCATTTATGGTATATTAGTGTTTATGATAGCATTACCATTTGCCCGTGTTGGACTTAAATTCGTATTAGATCAAGTAGATAAATATTTAAAAGAAAAAACAGATATTGAATATAAATATAATTGGCATTTAATAGTTGTTGGGTTATTGTATATCATATTTATTTTAGGATTGCAAGCAGTATTATTAACATTAGTAGGGTTTAGTGGTGAATTGCGTGTTAATAATAGAACTAATAATAATTTGAATAACGAAATTAATGATCTTGAAAATAATAAAATTAATAAAATTAATAAGAATAATAAAAATAATAATACTAATAATAATACTAATAAATTTTTACGAAAATTTAATTTAAGTAACATGGGAAAATTTAATAAACGATTTTCAAATAGTAAATAATAATGCTTTGCGTAAAAAAAAAAATTAATTAATCATAAATAATAGTATAACTTATAAAATGAATAATTTAGTGGATTTAGAAAAAGGATTATTTTCTAATTTACAAAGTGAATTTTATAAATTTATGAATGTTTTAGATAAAACATCAAATAAAACAGATGAATTATATTTAAAAAAAATAATTATTCTTAATGAACATATGAGATTATTAGAAAATATGTTGTATGAATTAAAAATGGATACATTACGGAAATCTAATAAAATAGATGCACATAAAACAACTGTATTAATTGATAACTACGATAAAGACCAAAAAGTATTAGATTATTTTAAACCTTTTATGATTTATTACAGATTTCTACTTATGTAGAATGATGATATCCAGATTTCTACTTATGTAGAATGATGATATCCAGATTTCTACTTATGTAGAATGATGATATCCAGATTTCTACTTATGTATAAGTCTATTTAAATAATTAATTAAATAATTAATTAAATAATAACAAATTTGATTTAAATAATTATTATCTTTATTTATTAAACAATGTATTTTAAATATGTCACAAATATTAGATATTTTCAAAAAAGAGGATATAGACAAGCAGTATACAATAAATTATTTCCAGTATTATCTAAAGAATTAGTAAAACCCGAAGAACAAAAGGTAAGAGATAAATTAGAAGATAATACAATTATTTATGCCAAAGATATATTTTATAAGTGTTTAAAAAAGCATAATGTGACAAATGCATTTATATATTCAGGTGGTAGTATTATGCCATGGATTGATACATTATATAAGAGTGATATTAAGTATTATGTTAATTCGCATGAGCAGAATTGTGGACATGCTTTAACTGGATTTTCTAAATCAAATATAAATCATAAGAAAAAGGCAATTGTTATGACGACTAGTGGTCCAGGTTTTACTAATTTAATTACGCCTATGTTAGATGCTACAAATGATTCTACACCGGGTGTATTTATAACTGGACAAGTTCCATTGAATGCCGTTGGATCTAATGCTTTTCAGGAAGCACCATCTATTGAGTTGAGCAAACATGTTACTAAATATAGTGAACAAATTAAAAGTATTATAGATATTGAACCTATATTTGATAAAGCATTTGAAATAGCTTACAGTGGTAAAATGGGAGCAGTTCATATAGATATACCAAAATGTGTTGCATCCAGCAGTATTTCATTGTCAAATTATAATACATTAATGGCTATCAATTCTGAAAATACTAAAAAATATAATTTTCCAGATTTTTTTAAAAATATAAATAGTTATAATGCTTGTTTTTCTAGAACATTAAAAGCTATAAATAATTCTAAAAAACCTATCATATATTTAGGACAAGGTTGTGTTGATAGTTATGAGTTGCTACGTGATTTTGCTATAAAAGGAAATATTCCTGTAACTTCAACTATACATGGTTGTGGTATATTTGATGAAGATCATGAATTATCTTTACAATGGTGTGGAATGCATGGCAATGCAACAGCTAATTATAGTTTGCAAAATGCCGATTGCATTATTGCTATTGGTTCAAGATTTGATGATAGAACTACTGGATTAATAGAAAAGTATGCACCAAAAGCATTTGAAGCCTATGAAAATGGTAATGGTGGTATAATTCATGTAAATTTAGAAAAAACTGAAATAAAAAAGGTAATTGATAGCCACTATAATTTTAATATGAGTTGTGAAAAATGGTTAACTAAAGCTATAAAACATATAACATATAAAAATAGATTAGGATGGATAACATATATTAACGATTTGAAACAAATGAATACATTTAGTTATAATTATCAACCAAATAAGTTATTTATGGAAAATGTGTTAGTAAAATTATATGAAAAAACTAAATATTTAGAAGATAAAGTTATATTTACAAATGGTGTAGGTAATCATCAAATGCAAACATATCAATATATACGATCACATTATCCTAAAAAAATATTATCATCTGGATCATTAGGTGTTATGGGTGCTGGATTACCATATGGAATAGGTGCTAAAATAGCTAATCCTGATAAAATGGTAATTGTTGTTGATGGAGATTCAAGTTTTAATATGACGTGTACTGATATGAAAACCGTTGTAGAAAATGATATACCTTTAAAAATAGCTATTATGAATAATAATGCACAAATGATGGTATCTATTTGGGAAAAATTATTTTTTGAAGAACGGTATACCGCAACAATTAATGAAAGAAATCCTGATTTTACTATGTTGGCAGAAAGTTATGGCATAAAAGCAATAAGTTGTGATAATATAGAAGACTTAGAAAAAACATTAGAAGAATTTATTAATTACCCTAAAGCTATTTTATGTGAATTTAAAATTGAGAAAGGCATATGTTTACCATTAGTTGGTCCAGGTAAAGCATTGGATGATATGATTTTACCAGACGAATATAATGATAATATTAAAATAGATAAAGGAATGGCACCATCATAGATTAATATTGATAATATATATTAGCCTAATAATTATGTTAATGGTTTTTTTTATATTGAGTCTTAAATAATTTATCAGGCCAAATATTTGTAACACAAAAGTTATATTTAGAATATTTATGATGTATATTATGATGTTCATTTAATTTTTTAGTCAATATATTAGGATATATATGAATTAACGAATGAATAATATAATATTTTGTGAAAAACAATGCTCCAATAAAAAACGTATTGTATAAGCATAACATTATAGGTATAATAGGCCATAATTCAATTCTATATTTTTTAATTTTATTTATATTATAGTTTGTTATTGTAGTATGATGATTTTTATGTATTTTATTATTAAATAAATGTAATGAATAATGTGCACCCCATTCTATTACAGGGAATATAAAGAAAAATGTAAACCAATATGTTAAATATAATTCCATATTATTTTTATTAATTAAAATAGTTTTAAATAAACTTTACAAATAATTATTTTCTATTATTTTTTCGTGATCGTTTTGCTTTTTTTAATTTTTTTAATTTCTTTAATCTACGTTTTTTAGATATGTTTCTTTTACTTTTTCGTCTACCACCAGACATAGGAATTGGTTGTTGAGATGGTTGTTGAGATGGGTCTTGAGATGGGTCTTGAGATGGGTCTTGAGATGGTTGTTGAGATGGGTCTTGAGATGGGTCTTGAGATGGGTCTTGAGATGGTTGTTGAGATGGTTGTTGAGGTGGTTGTTGAGATGGTTGTTGAGGTGGTTGTTGAGGTGGGTCTTGAGACTTTTTATATATTCCTAATTTATTCCTAACAACTTTTATTTTTCCTTTTACAGATTCAATAAATCCTGTGTTTTGTTGTTCATTTTCTTTAGACAATAATCCTCCCATATACTATTATAAAATATTAAAATTTATTCTTAAAATTAAATAAGATTAATTTTGAGAATTAGAATTAACTATAATAGGATGTATTTCATTATCACACTCAAATAATCCTAATAATAAATTGGCTATACATATTGTTAAACCAAATATAGAAAATCCAACTCCAATATTAGATAGTCCCATAGACAAAAGAGATAATATCAATTGAGAATATGAACGACTATATTGTATTACTCTCATATCAGCTTTTTCGTGAGATGTTATTTCTACATAAATCAGTAATGGTACATTTGTAATAAGAATTAATGAAACTAATAATTTGCATAATTCAAATGTATTACTTACTTCTACAAAACCTGAAATACCTGAAATAATAAACCCAATATAACTAATAAAAGTTAAATATTTTATAATATCTATTAGTCTAAACATTTAACTATATATTACTATATATCTATAAATACTTTATTCATTATAAATGAATATTATTTAAAGAAATTTTAAAATTAAACTATAATGAAATACAATTTATTAAAGGCTTTAGCAAAGAAACAAAAGTTTATCAATATAACTGCAGATGACTTGAGCTATAGTGATGATTCAGATGGATCTTTAAGTTCTGACGATGAATTTGAAGTATCACAAGATATAATATATAAATGGTATAATAATCGTTATTTGGCATTAAAATATTTAGGAAAAGGAACTTTTTGTAGAACATGGTTAATGTATGATATAGTTGAATTCAGATTTGTAGCTATGAAAATGTTTTTCCCGAACTATGCAGAAGATTCACAAAATGAATTAAAAATAAACAGATTGTTAAAATCAAATAATTATATTGTTAAGCTTTTGGATAATTTTGTAGAAAATAATAGTAATTGTTTAATTTATGAATTAATGGGTGTAACGTTGCTCGATTTACAGGATTATTATGAAGAAAAAATACCTTTATCTATTTTAAAAAAACTATTAATTCAAATATTTAAAGGTTTAGATGAATTGCATAGTCAAAATATTATTCATTGTGATCTTAAGCCTGAAAATATTATGATTAAGCAGCTTGATATAGATATTCAAGAAATAGTTAATATTGTTGATAAATTAGATGTAGAAAAAGAATATAGTACATTAATAGCTGATAATTTGCCTGAAAAATATAGTGATTTTGATAAAAATAAGAAGAAAAATGTTAAACGTAAAATTAAGAAGAAATGTATGATTATATTAAAAGATATATTTAAGAATAACTTAGAATCATATATAGTTAATAAAGATATAGAGTTAATTATAGATGAAAGTGATATACAATGTAAAATTATAGATTTAGGAAATAGTGAAATAAATGGATATAATAATGATGAAGAAGTAATGATACGGAGTTATAGACCTCCTGAAAATATTATGAATCCTTTTTATAATGAAAAAGCTGATATATGGTCTATGGGTTGTATAGCTTATGAATTAATAACCGGTGAATATTTATTTGATATTGATAGAGATTTAAGCAATAATGAAAAAGATAGACAACATTTGCATCAAATGTATGAAATTTTAGGAAAAATCCCTAAAGATATGGCTTTAGATTGTGAATTTAGTGATGAATTATTTGATAGTAAAGGGCGTATTATAAATATGAAACATTGTGACTTTACTAATATTGAAACACTATTATATAGAGAATTTGAATATACAGAAAATGTATCTAAAGAACTATCGGTATTTTTAAGTAAATTATTAGATTATAATGTTAAAACGCGCTATTCAGCAAACAAACTGATTGATGATATATGGCTAAATAATTAATTGAATAAGGTTAAAAATCAAAAAAAAAAAGTTTTAAAAATTTATAAAATGTCAACAAGTGAAAGTACTAATAACCGAATTTCGATGCCGTGCGCAGAAACTTTATCTCAAGCAGCTAAACTGTCAATTAAAGTATCAAAACCAATTTGCTTTTATTTCTACATTGATTCATGTAAAACTAATGCATCAATTGTAACTGCTGATGGAGAAAAAATAATTTACAAAAATAATGAAGAACATACTTCACCCATTAAAAATACTTATAAAGTTGGTAATGAATATTTAGTAGTTACCGAAAATACAATTTATGTTATTTCTGCAAATACACGTGTAGGTAAATAATTTTTTTTATTTCATAAAACTATGTCTATATTTAAATTTAATTTTAAAAAAATGAATTTAAGATTTTTTTCTCAACGCAAATATCAAAAATCATTAAGAAACTATTTAATTAAAACTAAAGAACCAAAATGTATTCTTTGTAATACAGAATATCCTGTTGAAATATTAGAAACCGCACATTTAAAACCATATAGTGTTAGTTGTGATATTGAACGTACAGATATTAATATTGTTGAATTTATGTGTAGGAATTGTCATAAATACTATGATCTTGGATTTTTAGGAGTTGTAAATGGATTAGTAATAAAAAATAGAGACATTTTAAAATATGAATATACTATTACTAATAAATATATTGATAATTATAATTTTAACAATGCTAAATATTACAACTTTCATTTTAAAAATATTTTTAAATCATAATGAGAGTTGTTTATTTTTCTGCAGGATGTTTTTGGGGTGTAGAAGAATTTTTTAGTTCATTAGATGGTGTAAATGATACAACTGTTGGGTATATGGGGGGATTTTTAAAAAACCCCCACTATAATAATGTATTAACAGGTAATACTGGATATGCTGAGACAGTAGAGGTTTCCTATAATCCACGAAAAATTTCTTATAAAGAATTATGTCAATTTTTTTTTAAAATACATGATGCAACATCATTAGATAAACAAGGATTAGATAAAGGAACACAATATAAATCAATAGTGTTTTATAATAATAAAAGAGATATAAATATATATAATAGTGTTTTAGATAAACAAAAATATAAAAAAAAAGTTAAAACTATATTATTAGATAAAAAAGACTATATTTATTATTTGGCGGAAGATTATCATCAAAAGTATATTAAGAAAAAACATTTTAAATAGTCTTTTTCGACACTTTATATATCTCTATTTTAATATTTAACCAGTTTTATTATAACTGAATTTAGACCAACAAATACTATTTAAATTTCAAAATGTTTTTTCATAAATTTTTTCTTATCTTTTTTCTTAAAAACCCATGCTTTTAGAGATGGGTTCCATTTCCCACCTTCAAAATAGTTATTTTTATTATAGATATAATGTGTATCTTCTTTAAGAATCCAACCTTTTTCATATTTAACAAACTTAGGTACAGGTTTATTATCACTTGTCATAAATTCACTGTCATTGTGAACATATTCAAAACTATCATTTGTTATACTTGAACTCAATTCGGTTGAACCAAACAAAGATTCTACTGGTTCCGGTTTAATAAACTTTGCACCCATAGACACAAGGTCATCAAAATATTTTTCTTTGAAGAACCAACCATTCTGTTTAGTGTTCCAAAATCCATCCATGAAATATTTTTTACCATATCTTTCATCATTTTCTGTAGTGTGAAGAATATATCCTTTTCCATATTCACTAATTGACATTTGGCTTAAATCAATTTCTTCATCTTCTACATAAGCTGCTTCATCTTCTTCTTCTTCCTCTTCTTCCTCTTCTTCTTCCTCTTCCTCTTCCTCTTCCTCTTCCTCTTCCTCTTCCTCTTCTTCTTCTTCTTCTACTTCTTCTACTTCTTCTTCTTCTTCTTCTTCTTCTTCTTCTTCTTCTTCTTCTTCTTCTACAGACAATTTTGCACCGTTTTCTACAAGCCAATCATAGTCGTCTGCTTTGAAAAACCATCCATTTTGTTTCGTCATCCACCATCCACTATGAAAATATTTTTGTCCATAATATTCACTATCTTCAGTAGGTTCAATTAGATATCCTTTACCATATCGCCACAATGTCATTGTACTAAGATCTGTTGAATATTCAATATCTTCTTCGTGTTCTTCACTTATAATAGCACCATTATCAATTATAGATTGGTAGTATTCTTTTTTAAAGAACCATCCATTTTGAGATTTAATCCACCATCCTTCGTGGAAATATTTATTTCCAAAATATTCACTATCTTCAGGTGGAATCAATAGATATCCACTTCCATATTTCCATACAGTCATATTACTAAAATCATTTTCAGGTGAATAATCTACATCATATTCTTCTCGTTCTTCTTCAAGAATATCATCTACTGGATCATAAATCTTAATACAATTTGTTTTATAAATATAAATAGTACTTGATTCATCGCAATATTTCCGTGCATAAGATTTTGCTTTATTTTTATCATCAAAATATGATGTATATATCATCCCATTATTTCTAAGCTCTTGAAGTGTGTATGATGATTCCTTAGATGATTCGTCCAAGTAAGAACGCATTTGTTGAAGCATAGTCATAGTCATAGTCATAGTCATAGTTTTTGTTGTTGTTATATTAACAATAAATATCTTTAAATTCAAATCAATTTTTTATGTTTATTAATAAATACTTAAATATATTTTTTTATAGAGATAATTTTAATTAAGTTTGTTAACCATTCTTGTTACTAAATAAACAACTATAACAAGTCCTAATACATAATATATATAGTATTTATGATTACCATTTTGAAATTTAATGGAACGATTAATATAAAATTTAGCAATATCATTTAATGCTAAAGATAAAACAACCATTAATATATAGTTTAAATTTGTAGCAAGTGTTTTATAAGATGTATTATCTGAATTATCATTTAAATTATTCTCTATATTATTAATTGCTTGTGCTAAATTAATATTTTCCATACTATTTAAACTATTAGGATTATCCCTAATTTGATTGTTCATAGACATATTATTCATTACTGGATTATTCATTTGATTATTCATTTGATTATTCATTTGATTATTCATTTGATTATTCATTTGATTATTCATTGCCGTTAAATTTAATTTATTATGTTGATTATTATTCATTGCTATATTATTATTATTTATTTTATTTTGAGTAATAGCTTCTAATTCTACCTGTGGTATTTGAATTGGATTATTATTATTATTATTAGACCTTTCAAATACAATTGGTTTAGTTAATGGTTTACTATCTACTGTGACATTATTACTATTATTAATAAAATTATTATTAAAGTTCATTTCTTGTTCTCCATTTAATAGTGGCGAATTATTTATAACAGAAAAATAGTCATCATCACAACCACAGTCTTCATTAATTAATTTCATATACTTTAATCATAGAAATTAATTATGCCATAATTTTGTGTTGAATGATGTTTTTTACAAAAGTTATCAATAGTTTTTTGATTACTACATTGTATCTTACCATAATTTATTTTCCAAATATAGGCATTACATTTGTTTTTATCAGGTTTTAAATTACGAATGAGAGGTTTATTTATTTTTCTTTCCAATATACTATTTTCAAATGTCTGATATTCTATAGATAAATTATTAATTTTATGAAAATCCTTTAATATATGTTGTTTATAGTTATCAAGTAGATTATCTAAATTATTTAAAGTGTAAATTGAAATGTAAAAATCCATAATAATTATTTTATATTTAAAAAATATCAATCAATTTTTAATAACATTATATAATATGTCAAATTTTTTATCTTTTATAGGTGGTACAATAGTTGGTGCCTATATAGCACAAAATTACAATATAATGAATATTAATGATACAACTAAAATAATAAGGGACTATTTAAAAAAAATAGAAAAGGATAATAAAAATAAATAATATTAATTTTGGATTAATTCCATTAATTTCATTTTAACCAAGACACTATCTGCAATATATTTAAAAATTAGCACATCATTTTTTACCGAAGAGTGGTAAACTCCATTTGCTACAGTAATATAGTTATTATTATTACAAATATAGATTACATGAGGAGAAACTTTAATATCGTAAAAATATTTTTTACTTAAATATCTTATTTTATCTTTTGTTTTTAAAGTTGAAATATCTTCTACATATTCATAATTATCTAATATATCTAAAGATTCTTTAAGATTATTAACATTTTTATCATAATTCATAAATTTTTTATAAAATGTATTAATAACATATTCACGTGTTTCTTTAATAACATTTAAGGGTACAAATTCTTCATAAGTTATAGATTCAAGTATTTTATTTATTTCATTTTCGTAATCCATTAAATTATTTAAATATTTTATTATTTAAATAAGAATGAAAGATTTAAATTTTGAACTAATTAAAGAGATTTTTTCAATTATAAACTTAGATATTTGTTCTTATGAAGATTTAACTGATTTAACATTAAATAATAAATATTTACGAAATAAAGAATTTAATGATAAAATTGTTGAAATGATTCCTAAATTAAAAAAAAAATATAAATCTCATAAACTAACATGTTTGCATAAAAACGCATTAGAGAAACAGAAATTTCCAACTATTAATATGATTAGACAAATATTAAAATGTAATGAATTAAAATTACAACCTTATACTATATGTAAAGGTTATGATAAAATAACAAAGGAAAAAATATTAGAACGTTATTTTATTATTAAAGAAATAGATTAATGCGTATATGATAGATTATATTTTTCTCATATACCTTTAAAAATGGATGAAGGAAATTTGGCTATTTTAGTTGATGCTAAAACTGAATATACAAAACAATTAGTTAATATTATAAGTCCTAATATTTTTGTTGGTATTAAGAATATTTATAATCAATGTAAGTTGAAATGTGATGGGAGTGATGTATTGTATGAATTTCAAATTTTATTGAGTGAAATTCCAAAATGGAATCAAGAAGTTATCAATAAAGAATATGATACATTAGTCGAAGTATCTCATTGTGATTGGTTAGAAGATTTACTTACTGCTGTATTTGTTAGTCATACACGAATACTAACATCTATTAATTTTAATAAAAACAAAAATAAAATAAATCTTAAAATACCAAAAGTGGATCATTTTATTCATTTATGTTATATAGAAGTTGCACGAAGTTTCTGGAAAAATCCTTATTTATTTGATGATACTATATCTAAATTTGAATATCAACGTAATCGTCGTGATGCCGAAAGAATTATAGATAATACAATTAATGAAACTATAAGAAAACAACTACCAGTTAAACACATATTAAAAGAATATTTGGGCAATGAATTTAAGGAATCTATAAATAATGATATTTCTAATCCTGAAAATGATGTAGAACATGAAAATTTAAGAAAAATGGTTAAAGCAGAAATAGAAAATTGTTCTAAAGAAAAATTAGAAAAATTAAATATTAATAATATAGATGAAACTAATTCTTTAGCTGAACCTATAGCCGAACACAATTCTTTAGGTGAACACAATTCTTTAGCTGAACCTATAGCCGAACCTGTAGCTGAACCTAATTTTTTATCTGAACCTAATTCTTTAGTCGAACCTGTAGCAGAACCTAATTCTTTAGTCGAACCTGTAGCAGAACCTGTAGTTGAACCTAATTCTTTAGCCGAACCTGTAGCTGAACCTAATTCTTTAGTCGAACCTTTAGCAGAACCTAATTCTTTAGCCGAACCTAATGTTGAATTAAAAATAGAATCAGCTAAAGAAGGTTTAAGTGATGAAGAAATTGAAGTTGAAAATGTTATAAATAATGAAGTAAATGGATTAAAATTAGATTCATTAGATAATAATGATTTAAAAATAGAAACATTAAATTTAAATATGGATGATGATTTATCTAATTTAGAGGAAGTTTATATGAATCCTACAGATTCTTCAACAATTATTTTAGAAGAACCAAATAATATTATAGAGCCTATTAAAATGAAATCTGTCGAAGCCGTAGAACCAGTTATAATTCCTGACAATAATGAAAATAAAATTAAAACAGTTTATATTGATACTAATGAAAAGAAAAAAAAAACGTCATTTAATGAAACCGATATTGAAATAAATTACAATGATAGTGAAGATGATAGTTATAAATCAAGAAAATATTCTAAAAAAGATTTTAATTTTTTTGAATAATAAAATTTTTTAGAATAAGTCAATATTCTAAAATAAGTAAGTATAAAATAATAAAAAATTATATTAAAAAATTCTATAAATGGGTGTTAGTGAATATGTAAATAAAGTTTTAGATAATAATTATTTATTAGCAATAGCAGTGTCTGTTATATGTACTATACTATTTTATTTAGAAAATAGAAGAGCAAAACATAAATATGAAAATGTGTCTTATTTAAAACTAATTGTAATTAATGCAATAGCAATTATTGGAGTTTTATTTCTAAAAAATAAAAAACTACCAGTGAAAACATCAGATGCTAATGTTAAATTAGAAATAGGCGAACCTAATTTTTAAAAATATTTTTTATTATTATATGATAAATAAAGATATAGTTTATATTGTATGTTTTTTATTAATTGTTATAAATTGCTTAATTTATAGTTATGATGTTCCTGAGTTTTTAGAATCTAACATATTTAAATTAATATTATTGATTTTAATTCTTATAATGGCAAATAAAAATATTTATATAGGCTTCTTTTTAGGTATCACATTTTTATCATTGAATCAATAATTATAGATATATTCATTAGTGTTAATACTATCTTTTTCTACAATAAATTCTTTAAATATTAATTTATTTATTTGATTTTTAGGGACAGCCGATTTAACATTTTTAGCAATAATCTTATATAAATTAAAATCATCATTCAGTTCCATTAAGAAATTTCCGTATTTATCACTACACCACAATTTTAATAGTCTAAAGATATCACTATCTTCTTCAAAATGTTCTATAATTGTTGTTGCAAGACGTGATAGATCAAAACTTTTATTTGGTTTTATTTTGCATTTGTCTAAATTATTAAGATATGGATAATTGTATTGTCCTTCAGCTTCGCCATTTTTCTTAAACACATCACTAAAAAACAATTTCTTTTTGTAGTTAAAAGTGGCACGGCCAAAATCTATAATTTTAGATATTTTTCCAAATGTTGGAATTTTAAAGTAGGTACCTTTAAAATTGTAGTATAAATATTCTAATTGTGTTTCTTTAAACATGATATTACTAGAATGTAAATCATTGTGGACAAAATCATATTGTTTTTGAGCAACAGATAATCCAAAACATACTTGAAACAATATAGATTTCCATTCGGGTTCAGGTATATTATTTTCCACTTTTTCTATATAATTATCGAGTGTTCCATCCAGCATTTCTATACAATTTATTTGGACTGGATAATCTTTTATACAACAATAGTTTATTTCATACATATCACAACTTGATAAAGATAAATCACTATCAGAATTTATTGATATACTATCTAAATTACCTAAATTTATAGAAATATCACTGTCTGATGATCCTGATTCATCACTATAAAGGTCTTCTATATAATTCTCATGTTCTTCAGCAGAATTATCATGTTCTTCAGCAGAATTATCATGTTCTTCTACAGAATTATCAGGTTCTTCTAATTCACTATCAGGCTTAGATATTTCTAAAAAATCATCATTATTTAATAAGTGTGTAATATCTTGACATTCATCGTCTATAGTTTCTATTTTTTTTAAAGAATCATTTTCAGGTCTTTCTAAATCTACACTATGAATTGTAAATTTATTATTATTATATTTTTTATACCATGAGGTGTTTTTTATAGAACTATATTCTTCAGTAATATCATATTTAAATTCGTCTGCAACACCAGTAAATGTTCCAAAAAAAAGTGGAAATGTAGGGCATTTACCAGATTCAGTTAATCGGCTTCCTAAATATGAGAAAAATGAATCAATATAAGCACTATTATTATAATTATTTATTTTCTTACTAGTAAGACTTGCATGTATATTTGGAAGCCGGTTATTATGTTCTAAATTATATTCATTCATCATTGCCTGAGATATGTTAATTAAGGGTAGAATTTTAACAAAAATATTTTTTTCTATTGTTTCATTATTATTTTGATTTAATATAGATGCTTTGAAAAAATGTTTAATATAACTGTCACTTTTTATTTGTTCTATAGGTTCTAATAATGATTTAACAATAAAATTAGAATTTAATATAAAACTAGTATCAGAATCATTATAAAATTCAAAAAATAAAGCTAATATAGGGAAATATGTTTGAATATCTGTTATATTTAAGTTCTCTTTAAACTCTTCTTTAAGCTTTGTTAATATATCATTATGAATTTTTATACATTTAGTATTATGACTCATTATAGAATTTAATAATTAAAAATCTTTAAATATTTTTATGTATAGTTATATCTAACATTAAATAAAAAGTTGCGTACAGTTATATCTAAAAAAAAATAATATTTATATTAATGAATTTGGCTCTAAAAAAATTTAATATAAACGATATTAAATCAGACAAGGTATGTGTATTTATCGGTAAACGTGAAACAGGTAAAAGTTTCTTAGTTAAAGATTTACTATATTATCATAAGAAAATACCTATCGGAACTGTAATTTCAGGTACGGAAGCAGCTAATTCATTTTATGGTAATATTGTTCCAAACCTATTTATACATGAAGCATATACACCTGAAATAATAAATAATACATTGCGAAGGCAAAAAATGGTAATTAAAAAAATACAAAAAGAAAATAGTAATTATGGAAAATCTAATATTGATCCCGATGCGTTTCTCATTTTAGATGATTGTTTGTATGACCAAAGTTGGATACGCGACCCAAATATTAGGAGTTTATTTATGAATGGTCGGCATTATAAAATTCTATTTATAATTACAATGCAGTATGCTCTCGGCATTCCACCAAGTTTAAGAACAAATATAGACTATGTATTTATTCTTCGTGAAAATTATGTTTCTAATAGAAAAAGATTGTATGAACATTATGCAGGTATGTTTCCTACATTTGAAATATTCTGTCAAGTAATGGACCAATGTACCGAAGATTACAATTGTTTAGTTATAAATAATAATGCTAAAAGTAATAAATTAGAAGACCAGGTATTTTGGTATAAAGCCGATGCACATCCAGATTTTAAAATTGGAGCTCCTGAATTCTGGCAACACCATAATTCTAATTTTAATGATAATTATGATTTAGATGATGAATGTGAAGATTTTGTCGCTCCAAAAAAAAGAGGCCCAACAATTAACGTTAAGAAAACAAATTATTAAATAGATTTAAGTATATTTTACTTATATTTAAGTAAATAATGAACAAAGAAAAGAAAGTAAGCAAAACATATTTAATACGAGTATTAGAAGCATTATATGTATCACCTGAAGAACCTATGACATGGAATGATTTATATGATTTAGTTTATAATAATTGGGATGATTCTAAAGATTTTCATAGAGATCAACTTATTAAAAATGGCATTATAAGAGGTATTAATAAAAATAAAATAGAGAAAATAGAAGTCCCGAATATAAAAACTAAATATCTTGGACATAATTATAAACTTATATTAAATTAGTATTATTTCTCACATCATTCGCATTAAACATGTAGCTAAATTGTTCATCTAAATTATTATATTCTATTTGGTCGTATACATTTCTTGGAACAAATCTGTATTCAACTTCTGTTTTTATTTCTTTAGATTTAAAATATAACTCTAAATATCCAGATACTAATAATATTATACCGACTAATAATACAAATAATACTATTATCTTCATATAATAATAAGTATATTAAAATTTTGTAAAATAGCGTTGAAGTGATATTTTTTTAACTGGCTCAATTCCTTCTAGTTCAGGGACATAATTAATATTTAGTGTAGATTTTTCAAATGTATCTCTAAAATTAGTATAAACATTTCCATACTTAAATTGATTATCTATTGTTTCTGGTAAAAGTAAATACTTTATATCTTTTTCTATTTTATCTGTATAATATTTATCATATGAATAATTATATGTTAGCCATAAAATAATTAAAAAAAAAAGTAAAATAAATAGTGATTTCATATAATTATTATATAGTTTTTATTTTTGATTCATCGCAGGTTTCAACACCTCCTTCTTCTAAAGAAGCTCCTTCTTCTACAGAAGCTCCTTCTTCTACAGAAGCTCCTTCTTCTACAGAAGCTCCTTCTTCTACAGAAGCTCCTTCTTCTA